GTCGTGAGTCCACGCGTGTAGTCGCTGACGTTGCTCTGCAACTGACCAGGCGCATTCGCCTGCGCCATGCGCGGGAGGTTCTGCCAGTCGAAAGGCTGACTGTACTCGCTCGAGACTCGGTCCATGAACGAGCCGGCAAGATTGCTCCGGTCCTGCTGCAGCCCGAGCTGCTGATCCAGCGCCTGCTTGAGCGGGTCAGCCAGCGTCGTGTTCTGAGTCCACTGCGTGACCTCTTGACCCGTCGCCGGGTCAACCACTTTTGCGGTGTCCCACGACGTGCTGCCCCACGGCGTGTTCTGCACAGGCCGGTTGGCGTAGTTCTGCATGTTGAGCGATTCTTTCGACAGCTCGCCCTGCAGTTGCGCCGCGCCGACGTAATCCGGCGCTGCCGGTGCCTTACCCTTACTCATTGCAACGTCTCCTTCGTCAGGTAACGGCAGTCCTCGCGGCGCATCTCAAGCAACACGCAATCCACCGTCTCGCCGATCTGCTTGAATCCCACTCGCTTGTTGAACTTAATAGCCCGGTCAAAATCTTTCGGCGTCAAACCGTAAATAGCCTTCACGCCGATAGACTCAAACGCATACGACATAGATGCCTTCAGCAAGCTCCGCGTGAGCGAGTGCGGCGTGTCAAAGGCGACATGGATGAAACACGCGTGCGGGGTCCACGAACCCAGCGCCACGGCGGCTGCGATGGTGCCGTCGTCGCGGATCGACGCAATCGTGCGAAGGTCCGTCGACCACGGGATCTGCGTCTGGCGCGTCATCCACTGCCAGATCACAGGCGGCTCACCAGGCTGGTCGGTGGCGAGCTTCACCCACGACCCTCCTCGTCAAGCATTGCAAAAAGCATCTGCAACTCAGCATCAGACAGTTGCAGCGGCTCGACAACCGGCTCAGGCGCCGGCGCTTCTTGTTCAGCCATCGCGGCCATGATCTCTTCGCGCAGCGTCGGCGCTTCCATGATCGGCTGCGGCTGCTCAGACGGCGGCAGCAGATCCGCAAGCGCAGGCTGCGGCTCTTCGCTTACAGGCGGCGGGTTTGCTGGCGGGATCAGCCCTGCAAACATAGGCTGCGGCTCTTCCTGCAGACGGTAATCGCGAGGATCAAGCCGCGCAGGCGGAGCCTCCTCGACAGCCGGCGGCGGCGGAGCTGGCGCAGGCTCAATCGCGGCGAAGCTCGACGCCGGGTACTCAGCCTCGAGATCTGCCATCGTCTTCCCGGCCGACGCCAGCAGCTGCTGCTGCTCTTCAACCAGCGCCTGCAGCTCAGGCGTCAGCGGGTCCGGCTCACCCTTTGCCCGCGCCTCGATGATTGCTTCAGCCGCAGCCATGTCCGACGCCGGCATCAGCTTGTTCTCCATCTCCGTCGGGCCGACGAAAGCAAAGTCCTGCAGCGGTTGGCGCATCTCCTCGGGCATGCTCTGCTCGAGATTAAAGACCGGGTTGCCGGTTTCAATCGGCTCGATCCGCTCTTTGTTTGCTTCGATTAGCACTGCTACAGGATTGATCCGATCACCCGTCGGCCCGCCCGTCTGCTTGTCCCACAATGCGTTTTGCTCGCGCTGCTTCGCCAACGGATCTCGAGGCGTGTACTGTGTAAATGACAGTTTCTCAGGATTCTTCAACGCCACAGCCGGCGCCACGCGCTGGCGCAACGGAATCGACGCAGAATTCATCCACGGGAATTGCAGCTCAGTGACGCCAGCGTCACCAACTGTCGCGCCGGGCAGTCCGTTACCGCGCAGAGACTGAATCAGCGAACTTGCGTATCCCTCAGCCATCACATGAACCCTCCCTTCTCAGTCATCATATGCGACGAGGTAAAGATTGTTTGCGGCAGTCCACGCACTTTCATACGCAGCGACGCGTAGTACCCGAGGCCAGTCGTGCCGGCCCATGCTTGGTAGGTGTTGGCAGAGCCTGCCCACACTGCGACGTTCCACAGTCCGGTGTTCCAGATTCCACCCGGCGTTTGCACGAACGACGGTGAGCCGCCGACGTTCACGAACGTGTACTGCGTGTTGATCTGCAGCTTCACTGACGGCGGACCCGGCGCGATAAAGATCGGCCGAGCCATTGTGAATTTCTTCAAATTGGCCGGCGTCTTAAATGCGTTGAACGACGTCTGCACATCGCCCTCAAGCGTCTGGCCCGGCGTGCCGTCCGTTTCAATGCCGTCAGTGTTGCCAAAGAAACCCTTCGCGATACGGCCGTCTTCAGTGCCGAAATACAACTGACCGTCGAGCAACGCCGCGCAGGTCATGGGCATTCCAATAAAGTCACACCACGCGCCGGTGTTTACGTTCATTCCGAACTGCTGATAGGTGCCTGTCACCTGCTCTGGCAGCTTGATGATCAGAATGTCTTCCGCGGGGAGCAGGAACACGTCCCAACTGATTGTGTCGATGTAGGTGCGGATCAGCGGGCCAAGCACAGACTGAATCTTCTGCGACGGGCCAGGCTGAATCTCGCTGAACTGGCCGTTCACCAATCGCGAGACCGGCACGAGACCAAGCTCCGACAGAATCATCACTTCGCCGCCATACGCAGTGAAGAATCGCCCGTATGTCGGAACCTTGCCGACGTACCAGACGCCGCGCAGCGAAAACGTGTTCACACTGCTCGGGTCAGTGCCTTGGAAAACGCCAATGTCGCCCTGGCTGCCGACCACGACAAGGTGATCGTCGATGCCGACGCCAGCGTCGAGTGTCCAGTTGATGAGGCCACGCACATAGCCGCCATTGCGCAGCAGCGAGCCCATCTCAAACGGATCTGCGTGGCCGTTGATGGCGTCAACGGTTCGCATGTAGTACGCGGTCGTGTCGTCCTTGATGGTGAACCACACACGATTCTTGAACACCGCCACCGTCTCGGGGTTGGCAGGCAAGCCGGTCACCGACTGCTGAGTCCAAGTCGACCCGTTATAGGTCCAGTAGCCAGCGCCAGGCGATACGGCAAGCAGGAACATTCCAGCGCCGTTCGCAAACTGCGTGACACTCCAGACGTCGTTCGTCGAGCCTGTCGTTGACACGGCGACGCTGGGCGTGCCGGTCGTCACGTCGTAGATGTTGCCACCCGCCGCCGCGAACAACTTGTTGCTGGCCGGCGTGACGCCGTTGTACGCAAACACAGAGTCGACGGAGCTGCCGACGCTTGAAGTGTGATACGCCCAGCCCTTTCGCATCTCCACGCCCGTCTGGCGCGGGATGAGGTTGGTCAGCACCAACGCGTCGGTCGGCTGCATCGCCGAAATCGGATCTCTGTAGTTCAGCCCGCCCACAGGCGCAGGGATGTTGAACAGCTGCGCCGTCTGCGCCGCCGCGGAGCGGCGTGGCACTTTGTACGGTGCAAGCGGGACAAGAGGCATTACGGGCCTCCGAATCCTGTGTCAGGCACGCTTGTCAGCGGCGAGATGTAAGGGAACCTGTACATCCGCGTCATCGACAACACGGGAGATCCCTTCTCGTTGCCCTTGCGGTTCTCAAAGTTCACTTGGAAATCACGCATTGCAGCGGACGAGTCCAAGCCCTTCATCTCCAGCCACTTGACGCGAGCGAGCAGCGTCACAAGGTACGGGTCAACCAAAATGACGTCGCCGTTCTTGACGGCGCGGTTCTTGTACAGCGTGGCGTCGTCCTGATCCCGAACCCACGCAAACGACTGGTAAAAGAACGACAGCGTCTGCGGATCAGTCGGCGGAACCAGAATGTAAATCTGACTGCCACGCACCTGCCAATAAAATGACAGCGTCGGTAGCGTCTGCCGAATCAGCAGCGTCTGCCACATCTGCGGCGACACAGGGCCAATCGCCGGCCATTGCATCGTCGAGTTCCACTGCGTTTGATCCAAGAACTCGTAGAAGTCTTCGGGCAGGTTAAACGCCTGCTCGCTAACGCCAGGCGGCGAAGCCTGAATGCTAATCGTGTGCCGCTTGGTCAGTTCCTGCCAGTCGTTTAGAGACAGCAGGTCAGTGCCGGCAAGATTAACAGCCTGCACCATCTGGATGACGGCGGGGTC